ATATTACCTTTATTTAATGCCTTACATCCAGGTTGAAGAAAGAATGGAAGATTTTCAAGTGCCAATGTGACACGTGATAACATCTCTCTTGCAGTAGCACCTTTATTAGCTAGAATCGCAATAGTCTTTTCTGGATGAAAGATTGCATACCATAAAATATAAATGACGGTGCTAATTGATTTACCCGATTGACGACATGCAAGAACAATAGAGAATCTATTCTCATTGAAGTGCTTGAACATCCTTTCTTGATATTCATACGGTTTAAATGGTACTAATCCGTCATCTAACGAGATTACTTTAATATACTTTTCCGCAAAGTATATCGGATCTTTCATACACTTTACATATTCAGCAACTTCCTCCTGTGAAAAGTTTTGGTTAATACCATCTCTTTTTACGAGCGGATTTCCTAAATATCCCGCTTCACCATTAACTATTGTCATTATTATTATTACTCAAAAACTTTTGTAGTTCAGTAGTAGAACCAACAAAGATTGCATTATTTGTCGTACTACCAGAAGAAGCTGATGCTTTTTGTTCTTCTGATTGCGTCAATTCTTTTCTCTTCTTTTGAAGTGTGATCAATTGATCCATCATATCAGTAGTAGTCTTAAACATACCAGCAAGAACTTCGAATGCTCTTGGATGCTCAGTCTCACTAGCAAGAGCCATCATATTATCAATAGCTTCTTCTGCCTTTTCGATTAACTCTTTAATCTTATCTCTTGAATAAACATAATCTTCCTCTGTGTCAGCAACAATCTCAGTCTGAGCTACCTCAGTTTTTATCTTTTTTAATTGTTGGGGAAGGTTTGTTTCAAGCGCAGTTAAAATATCAGTTTTAGTTTTCATCATCAAATCCAAACGTGGTGTTTGTAGTAAAATCATCAGGAGTATCATCGGCAGAACCTAACTCGGTTTTAACACGATCAACCGGTTCAATAGCAGATGTTTCAGTCGAATTATTATAAAGATCCGCTGTAACAACGCGAATGACTGGTTTATTAGTAACACGACCAGTAAACCTAATTTTCATTTCAAAATCAAGCGTATATACTATAGTTCTTCGAGTTGTAAAATCCCCTTCATAGTCATCTTCAATAGTTGTGCCAGTAAGTACAATCGGTACATCTACAGAATTTCCTATACCATCCATATCCTTAATAGCAACGGTATATTCTGGAACAAATGTAGGGAGAATTTGTTCAAATATCTGTAGAGCTTCATCTTGGGTTTTAGCAAGAATATTCAATTGCATCCCAAGAGTGTATGGAACAGATTGGCGTAAAACGCCTTTACTTAATTCCGTACCCGAAACATCAAACAATTTAGTATTACTTTTATTTAAAGCTGACGCAGAATCTCGATCTATTGACGTAATCTCAAAGCTCATCCTTGGTAGTTTAATTGCTAATTTTTGATCTTCTAAATCAGCATCTTGCTGTATACGAGCAAGAAATTTACTTTTTGGGCCATATGCTAGTGGCACGCGAGTTTCGCTTGTTCCTTTACGAACAATCTTAAGATTATTAAAAATCGTTCCAAATACAGCAACAGACTTCTTTAGCGTCTGATTATAGAAATGTACTCCGTCTAACATATTATATAATATCTACTTCTCCAAATGGGTTAATTTCTGTAAAATCTATAAAGTTATTTCCAATTGACTCAAACTCTTCATTGTCTGCAAACTTATCATTTGTATCAATTGGCGTAAATGTATCTTTTAGTGTAATAGCGTATGAAGCCGCAGATTTTTCACCAATTAAATTACCAACTATGCCATCTGTAATACTAAACGATATATTACTATTATCACTTGATTCTATACCAACTACATCAACTTCGTTACTTCGTACTTCAGCAATTTCTCCAGATATAGTAATATTAGGACTTCCACTAATTGTTTGTGTAATATCTTCGCCAACAATGAATGAACCAGAACCAGCTCCTAAAGTAAGTGTAGTACGAGTAGCAAAATTTGTTTCGAATGAATCAACCTCTTCTATACCAGTATCAATAGCTTCATTACTATATTCAAATAGCTCACACGTAAGTTTATACGTTGGCATATTTTGCAGTTGATAGAACGGTGTATCACCATCAACATAACGGATTTCGAATAATCCTTTAACAAGTGGTAAATAAATTAAGTCTCCCTCATTTGGGCGAATAAGTTCATTTGGATCATTACCAAATCTACCAATTAAATTATTCCATCTCTTACGAGAAAGAACAAAACTAATTTGATTCCTAACCTCTAATCCGAACTTACTTAATAGATTTCCGTCACCTTCATAACCATCAACACTATCAACATACATCTCAATCATGTATGCTTCACCGAATTTACTTAATAAATCTTCGTTAAAAATCGAGTCTTCATTAACAATTGTTCTTGGTATATAATAGCACTCATGACCATATATACGAAGACTCTCTATGATAATATCTTCATAAAGATGTTGCTCGTTCTGAGTACCGTGTGAAAAATAAACGTTTCGTGGCATAATACATTATCCAACAAAAAAGTCAGTCGGTTTCTCATAAGTTAGTTGCATCGTTTCTTCGATCTTTTCAATATCTTGAGTAGCATCATCGTATATTTGACGGCCATTGAGTGTTACTCCACCAGGCAGTTGCATTCCTTCAAACTTAATAAGATTTAATCCCCACTGGCGTTTAATAAGAGCAGTAAGATATTTCTTTAAAAGCATATCATTGTAAATATCAGTATATGTATCGGGATCTAAAACTTCGTGCCCTTCAACAATTATATAAATTCCTTCTTCTAAATCATCACCTTCGATATAAATTCTATTTTGGTGACGAGAAAATGTACTCCTTTGACTCATTCCATTAATCTTAAGATCAATAAGAGACATATATTGCTTAGTCATTTCATAATCAATAAGAACACCTGGATGACGTAGATTATACAAATCGTTTAAGTGCATTTGGTATTCAACAGAAAACATTCCTGCTTGAGTAGAACTAGCATTAATTGGCCAAACACCATTAACAAAAATCATAGAGTCTGGAAGGGTAACATACTTATTTGTTACATCATCCGCAGTAACTAAATGTTTACGATAATTTCTAACAATTGAATCAGAGTGGTATTCCTGATAAAATTGCATTGCTTCATCGATACGATCTTCCAATTGATCTTCATCAACATTAATCTCAATCACTGGAGCTCCAAGCGCTCTTAAGCAATAATCGATCAATCCTTGTCTTGAATTTGGTTTAGCCATAATTCTATTTATTCTGATTTATGGTGCCACTGGATAATCTACTTCACCATTCTCGTCGATGTTATCCGTAAGGTCACGCAAGTTTTGGCGATAGGTAGCCCAAGCAGAACGAGTATCTTCGTCAAGCGGAGAATCACTTAATTGCGTCCAATCGGAATTAGCTAGCAGA